AATGCTCTTTGTATTGCTTCTTGTTCAGCAGGACTAAACGTTGTATTATCATCTGAAATTTTAAATGTTTCTGGTAAAAGAGTTTCAACCTGTTCATAAGTAAAGTCCAACATCATACTAAAATATATATCTTCTAATTCATTAATCCATATTTCTTTAGATTCCCTATCAAGAGCAGAGCCAATTAAAGATACTATTCCTGAAGATTCACTACCTAATTCTGCAATAAGTTTATTTACTAAGCGGACTTGCCCTCTAAGTAATTTATAATATTCACTAGCTAAAACAAAATCCCAATTACCTAGCTGGTCATCATAGTTTTTCCATAGTAAATCTTTTGTTTCTTTTGTTCTAAAACGATTTAATCTTTGTTCCCAACTTAATTTGCGTAATTCATTTCTTCTTGCAATTAATTCTTCAGCAGTTTGAAATTTTTCTTTTTTATCTCTTATGTTCATTGCACGTACTAATTTTTGTGACCAAGTTTTACCAGCTTCGCCACCCCACAATGCCCAAGCAATACGACCATTACTTGGATAACCTTTCTCTCCGGGTCGCCAACCTTGTGCTTGTTTATCGACTTCATGTCTAGGAAAGTATTTAGCAATGTGTCTAACCTTTTCTGCACCCGCAGTTTCATTACTAAGAATATACCTAGCAGAGCCACGACCAACAGAAGTACCGCCTCTATTATGTTCACTCACCCAGTCAAGACCACGCCTAGCTTCTGTCTTTGCACCTTTAGGTATAGAAAAATCTAAATCATCATACTTACCTTTTTGCGCAAGACTTTTACTAGATAACGGGTGAGCGCTGGGAAGCAAATCAGTATCAAACTTCCCGCCTCTAAATTTTAAAGTACGCAAAGCATACAAAAATGCATTAACTCTAGCGTATGCCCATTGGTCAGCACCAGTAACAGTTGGTCTATCACTTCTTCTTGGTGGGTTAGTATTGTAAGCACCTACGCCACGTTTAAAAACTGCAATTAACATTCTAAGTGTTGCACGCTTCCTAGCGTCGTCGCCGTGTTTAGCGTTATGGTCATCAACCTTTTTCTGTAATGCTTTCTTTACGCGTTCGCTTACTTGTTTAATCATTCTTCTTCCAACCAAGTGCTGTGTACCCTGCTACCGTCTTGTAAATATAGATAATAATCATTACCTATTTTTTTTTTGATTTAATTCGTTCTTCGTACTCAATGTGAGTAGCACAAGGCATATAGATTGTATTACCGTCATCATCATTATGAGTGTGAGTTCCATTACAACCAATTTCCTCCGCTCGTTTCTGCGCTTCCTCTAATGTAGTAAATGTATCTTTACCAACTCTTTGCTTAGGATTATCACTAAACATACTAATTTGTTCAAGGCGTCTTTCAGCTAAAGCACGGGTAGGATAGCAACCCATGTTCTTACCACTATCCTCAGCAATCACACAGAATTGGTCTTCAATTTTTTTTATTACTTTAGAACTCATTGCGCTATTTTCAATATCGTCTTCGGATTCAACAACTGCTTCTGGTGTTTCAGTTGGCTTATCAATAACGACTTCAGCTTCATCACCTCCGTCTTGATTTTCTTTAACAACATTCATAGGTTGTAAATAATAATTTTGGCTATCGTCAGTTGGTAGACCAACAGATTGACGTGCTTCGCCAACAGTAACCCAACCACCTTGAACACCTATATTCATTCTTTCAAATAAATCATTATGGTCAGTTTGTAAAGCTCTTACTTCAGAAAAGTTATATTCAGCATAAGCAACTTGTGAAGCTTCATAATCAGGAAGTAATATTTGTTGTGTTAATTCTTCAGCAACCATTTTCCATAAAGGTATTAATTTATTTTCTGTAAAAAATTCTCTCAATTCTCTTGCATTAGAATATGTTGCTCTATCTAAACCAGCACCAAGCCCAGCTAAAATTGCAGGAACACCAAGAACAGCTGATACCCTTTCTTCAGGTACACGCCTTAGTAAACCAATATCTAAATCTTTTGGACTAAATGATAGCTTTTCAACATTCATAGCACCACTTAAAACCAACGGCTTACCTTTGTTTTTCCCAGCTACTTTTTGTTGATATGTCTTTGCTATTTGTTGAGCTTCTTCTTCGCTTGGTCCAAATTCATCTTTAGGCGAAATCATTACACTAGGTACACCCATATTAGATAAAAGAGCAGTAGCCATTTGACCAGCAGACTCATCTCCAAATATTTCACGTAAAACAGTTTTTAAAGGGCTAAAACCCTGTTTATGATTTGCTGGGTTAAGACCTAATTTAAAATGGACTATTTCTGTGTTATCAATTTTAAATTTTTCTTCATCTGTTTCATATTCATAATGTGTAATCAGTTCATCTTTAGTACCTTTAGGTGTAACGTTATCAGGCATTAAAGGATAGAGAGCAACCACTTGGCCTACGTTGTTTTTTTGCTTTAAAAGATACGCATCGCCTGAAACGTGCATTGCATTTATTATGTAATTCTGAACAACATCACCCGACATATAAGGATTAGGTCTTCTCATTAACAAAGTCAAAGGGTGGTTAGGTACAGTTAGCTTATCGCCGTGTTCATCTTTAGTGCATACTTCAAGAACAGCTTCAGAAAAGGAAACGCCTAAGACTTGTAAACATGCAACAACTGCTGAATTAGATTGACCATTTCCTAAACCCTCAATGTTCCAATCCCCAGCTCTAGTGTTGTAGCCCTGTATATATGAAGTATTGCTACCATAAACGCTGTCATCATCACGAAAAAAATTAAATCCTGTACTTCTTTTATACTGAGTTCTGTTATCACGAAACCTAATATTTGAAACTACGTCCCTAAAACTTCTTCTTTCAGCCAAATTCTATTCTCCTTAATAAGCTACAAACCTGTTCTTGCCTGTTATTTGTAATATCCCGTAAGCAAGTGCGTCCACTTGGTCGTCATGCTCTCCAGCGGGAAATTGCAACATCTCTTTTTCTAAATCACTATACCACAAAGAATCGTTAGAAAAATGCACTAAACCATTCTCCATTTTGGCGGAAAGCGGTAGCGCCCTACTAAATTTATCTTTGTCTGCTTTTAATCTTACTATCGGTAATGTAGTTTGTCTTTTAGCCATTTGAATTAATGCAAGTTGATAACCAGCAGACTCAACGCCCATTACACTTGGATTCCATTTATCATATACAGCTTGTAAAAGCTTCAATACGTCTGGGGCTTCAAGTTTTTGCCTAACAACATCAAGTACAAATATATTTTGGTTTTTATCTACACCAATAGTACAAGCAACAGTAAAGTCAGCAGACTCTTTAGTAGAAGTAGCTAGGTCAACAGTTGTAATTATGTTCAAATCTTTTAGATTAACTTCTTTATCCCCAAACCTTAAAACCTCTTTTTCTTCTAAGTAACCGCTATCGTCATAATCTGAATAGCTATCTCTCTTGTAATACTTAAAGTATTCGGGCTTAAACAATCCGCCTGTTTGTTCAATAAATTCAGCTTCGTATTCTTGACTATAAAGAAAACTACCTATTTCACGTTTAGCTATTTTTAATTCTTCAAGCGGTACTAAAGGATTAGTGCTTGTTGGTTTCTGCCACCTATCCCAATCATCATATTTAACAGCTTCATCATATATTCTTGCAAACCAATTATAACCTTTAGGCGTAGAGATAAACAAAGCACCGCCCTGCCTTTCAGTAAGAGTAGGTCTTAAAACTTCTTTCCATGTTGCTTCTTTTATATATGCACACTCATCAAGAACAATGTAATCAAGACCAGCACCCCTTAACCTATCTGGATTATCAGCAGAACGAACAGTAACGAAACCACCTGTTGGCGTATATAAAGTTTTTTCATATTCTTTAACGGTACAACCATAATCAATACCTAAACGTCTTATTTCTTTCCAACCCTCCATAGCCATACTATATGTTGGGGCTACCCACCAAGTCTTCTTACCTTGCATAGCTTTAGCAATACAAAGCCATACGCCTAATCTTGTTTTCCCCCAACGCCTACCAGCTACAAGAACTTTAAAACGTGCATTTGATTGTGCTATTGGGGTTTGGCCTGAATGTAAATCAGGTAATTTAACTTTATAAGAGATACGTCCCTTATTTTCAGATAGCAGACTCTCCATTGTCATTACCCCTTTCTTCATTTAATCTTTTTGTAATTTCTTCAAGCATTTCTTGAATAATTGGATTTTCAACAGACCATACTATGTACATATTGTTTGTAGGTGGGGCGTAAAATTCCCATTCTGACATATTTTCATATTGTTCGGGATTATCAATTACAAAAGGAACAGGGAAATCCCATTTCTCACTTGTAATAATATCAACAAATTCAGAATTAATGTATGCTTCTTCTTCATTTGTGTAATCATCAGCCATAATTATTCTTCCTCTTTTTTTATATCGGACATATCGGACATAAGCTTATCTTCTTCATTCTCAATAAATATAGTACCGTCAGACCAATAAAGCTCTACATCATAATCTTTACTATCAGTAAGCTGAACAAAATCTTTTCTTGCGTATTTTTCTGGGTATTTTCTTTCCAATATCCACGCACTAGCTTGCCAAGTACCATTATTCGCTGCGTTTTGTATGTTAAATAAATTCCTTACGACTGCTTGGGCTTCACTCTTTTGTATTTCTACCCAGCGAGAAGCATAAGGCTCAACTTCTTTTTCGGCTAATTCACGCCAACGCCTAAACTGACGGGAACTTATTCCAGCGAAAATACAAGCGTCTTCAATGTAAGCCCCAACAGATAGAGCTTGATTCAACCTAGCCCAAACTTGTTCATCTTCAAATTTGAATCTAATAGTGTCTTTTGCGATGTCTTTTTGCATAATTTCCTAAATTTTTTTAAATTATTTTTCTTAGTACAGATAGTAGGGCATTTACCCACTTATATGCAACAACCGTCTTAAATCGGCTTAAACAAGCGCAAAATAACCTTATGAGCGCTAATTTAAACAACCAGCGCAGAATAAAACAGAATTAAATAATAATTAAATAACTTTGAAATATAAAATATGCAATATATAATTTAAGTATTAAAACGAAAGGAAAAAAATAGAATCAAAAAAAAAGGCGAAATCCCCGCACACGACCGTGCTAGCCAACCTTTGGGATAAAGCTGTAAGGTAAACCAGCGTGGGCTCCAACCCCTGTGGAAATCCCGACATCCAGTCGCGGGCAACTAGACAGAATAAAAAACTGGACAATCGAAAAAACTAAAATCAAATTTGATTTAACACTGATTATCAAAATTTAATTTCTAAGGCAAGTCGTTCGACTATCCGCTACCTAGGGTGAGAACAGAAAACTGATAACGAGATTTTAAACCTAGTCAAGACAAAGACTACAAAAAACAATGAATAACCTAGTTCTGATTTTTGCTAGGGCGTACATAAATTGTGCGCCTTATGGAACAATCAGTTCCAATACAAAAACCTTATGAAAGGGGTAAACAAAAATGACTACAAAAACAAAATACGGAAAAGTAATAACAAGAGAAGATATTCATTTCATGGATATGTCTTTCGACTTCTTCAACTGCTTTGCAAATTGGTTTCAAGTTGCAAACGTTGGCCAAGAAATTGACGATTACTACAAAGACGGGGAAATCAAAATAGAAGACGTTGCAAGATTTGTGTTAGATAACAAAGACATGACTTGCAATCACGGTTGTAACAAACCACTTCTTGAAGACGGTAAGACAGTAACATTCGAAGTTGAAAGAGATAGATTCTGGGATAACAAAGGTAGCACTAGTGATGCTTTTATTCTCGGTGAGCTTACTTTCACAAGAACAGGCGACAACGTTGCTTTCAGCGTAAAGCCAATTAATAAATCAAGAAGATAATTATCTAACTGCACATCTTAGGGTGTGCAGATAGATACTTATAGTATCAATGACAAATCAATACTACTAAAAACCTAAACAGAAAGGGGTCGCATGACTTCCAACTGTAACAAATGTGGCACTGCTATAAAAGGCAGTATGTCATCTGAGGGTAGTGGAAAGGGTTACTGGATTATTGACAACGTCAAAGTCAAAGTAAAACCTACTTACTACTTTTGGTGTGTTGGTTGCGATTAT